GTTGACTTTTTTGTGCGTCAGCTTGAAAGTAAAAGGGAAACCCCTAACTTAGCTAAATGAACGATGCGCAATTTCAAAGGTTCACGGAACGCGTGGCCGAGTACAGCACACGCAGCGAGCTTACCAGCGGCGTAAAGTCTTTAATTCAAACGCTTTCCTGCGTAGAAATTGAGGAAGAAATGTTGCAATCTTTTTGCAATGAGCAGGGCACGTGCTACCAAGTCACAGGCAAAAGCGGCGACGTTTACAGCCGCGCACGTCCTGAATGGCAACAACTCAAAGAGGCACGAATGAGAAAGCAGGCCATGATTGCCACGCTGGAGAGGTTAGTAGGTACAACGGCAGAAACAGAGGAAAGCGTTGACGAATTCTTCGGATGAATTCCACTTCGACGAAGACGCGGCCAATCGTGCCGTTGATTTCATCGAGAAGTTTTGCAGTCATGTAAAAGGCGAGCTTGGCGGTAAGCCGTTTCTGCTTGAAGATTGGCAAAAAGACGACATAATACGCCCACTTTTTGGATGGAAAAAGGCCGACGGAAGGCGGAAATATCGCACTTGCTACGTTGAAATCCCGCGCAAAAATGGCAAGTCAAACCTATCCGCAGCGATTGCGCTCTATATGCTTTTTGCAGACGGTGAGCCGGGCGCGGAAGTGATAAGCGCGGCAGGCGACCGAAACCAAGCCAATATTGTCTTCAGCATAGCGCAGGAGATGATTCACAACAACAAACACCTGAGCCAACGCGCCAAGGTTTTGCGCAACTCAATCAACTACAAAAGCAGTTTTTATAAGTCTATCAGCGCCGAGGCAAGCACCAAACACGGCTTTAACTGTCATGCGGTTATATTTGACGAATTGCACACGCAGCCCAACCGCGATTTGTGGGATGTACTCGTAACGTCCACAGGCGCAAGAACGCAGCCGCTTGTTATCGCACTAACCACCGCAGGACATGACCGTAATTCGATATGTTTTGAAATTCATGAGTACGCTCGGCAAGTTGAGGAGGGTTCTATTCTCGATGAAACTTTTCTACCAGTACTTTATGCCGCTGATGAAAGTGATGACTGGACAGCTGAAGAAACATGGGCAAAAGCCAACCCGGGTTATGGGTCGATTTGCACTAAAGCATATTTTGAGCAAGAAAGCAAGAAAGCGCAGAATGTCCCGTCGTACTTAAACACGTTTTTGCGTCTAAATCTCAATATTTGGACGAGTGCCGAACACGCGTGGATACCTGACGACGTTTTTATGCAAGGCGCTGAGCCAATCCCGTGGGAGCGTTTGCCGCTTTTACCTGCCTTTGGTGGCTTAGATTTAGCATCTACGCAGGATTTGACGGCTTTTGCACTGCTATTTCGTGACGATGAAAACGATTGTTTTTACTTAATCGTTCACCAATTTGTAAACCAAGACAAGGCCGACAGCAAGAAACTAAGCGCGGGAATTGACTACCATAGGTACGCCAAGGACGGGCATTTAACCATTACACCGGGCAACGTCACCGATTTCAGGTATGTTAAAGAGCATATCGTAGACGCGTGCGCTAAATACGACATTCGCGGCATAGGATACGACCCACGATTTAGCACGTATATCGTGAGCGAATTGATACAAGACGACATAGAAATGCACCCAATGGCGCAGAATATTACGACTATGAACGGCCCAACTAAGGAATTTGAGATGCAAATGATGAAAAGCAACATCATACACGGAGGCAATGAGGTGCTACGGTGGCAAATGGGTTGTGCTGTTGTTTACACTGACGTAAACGAAAACAAGCGCGTGACTAAAGAGAAGCACGAAAGCAAAAAAGTTGATGGCGTAATAGCTTCAATCATTGCCATGAACGAATACGGCCACCATAAAACGAGCGGCGCACATGACACGGTTTTCGATATAATTTCCCTTTCGTAATTTGCACCCCACATGGCAACACTTCGCGATAGATTGAACGCGCTTTTACGGTATCGAGTCGGCAAGTACGACTCACAGACCTTGGCGAATGACTTAGGTATTTACGGCACTACGGTAAGCGGTGCGAATATCAACGAGAACACGGCGCTTACAATCTCGACGGTTTACGCCTGCGTTTACAAGATTGCCAGCACCTTGGCCAGCTTAGATTTAGAGGTATATGAGCGCACAGGCCGAGAGATAGAACCTGCGAACGTTCACCCTGCTTATGACGTTATCAAATACAAGCCCAACGAATACCAAACGGCGTTTGACTTTTGGGAGACCGTTATAAGCAACGCAGTCATTAACGGCGTTGGCTATGCACTGATTGAGCGCGATGGACGTGGCTATGTTACTAGCCTTGTTTGTTTGGACATATACGACGTAGACCGCAAGAACGTCAATGGCCAAATAGTTTACAGCGTGCGCAATGTGGGCATTGTTCAGCCTGAGAATATGCTGGAGATTTGCAACCTACAAAGAAAGTCGCCGATACGTTTGCACCGTGAAAATTTAGGACTAGCCAAAAGCGCGGAGGACTTTGGCGCGGAGTACTTTGGTAGCGGCGGGCAAATGACAGGGATACTATCTAGCGACCAGCCTTTGAAAAAGGAGCAGATGGATATAATACAAGGCAGTTGGAACAAGGCCGCACAGCAAGCAGGCACGAAGCTGCTGCCGTTTGGGTTTAAGTATTCACGCATCAGCATCAGCCCCGACGAAGCGCAGTTTATAGAAACGCGCAAATTTCAGGCTGAAGAGATATGCCGCATTTTTAGCGTGCCGCCTACGTTGGTACAGCTTGAAAGCCAAACAACTTACAACAACGTTGAACAGCAGAACCTACAATTTGCACGGCACACCATTGCACCTTGGGCCAAGCGCATCGAGCAGGAGATAGATAGAAAGCTAATCCAGTCACGCGAGCGCCCACAGATATACAGCAAGTTTAATTTAAACGATTTGTATCGGGGCGATATGCAGAGCCGCGCAGACTTCTACACGAAGATGCTGAACAATGGCGTGTTGAGTATTAACGAAGTCAGGGGCAAGGAAGAAATGAACCCAACGGACGGAGGCGACACGCACACGGTGCAGGTAAACCAAATCGCGCTGGACCGCCTAGGCAAGTACAGCGATAAAGTCAGCAGCGATGGCGTTTAGTAAGTACCCTGAGGCGATGACAAACAACGCGAAACGCGGCCTGCGTCTAAATGAAGAGGTAGGCGGTAAGTGCGCGACGGCGGTAGGTAAAGAGACCGCGCGGATTTTATCAAACAAAGAAGCAATCAGCGAGGCACGCACCAAAAGAATGTACAGCTTTTTGAGCCGCGCCCGAACATATTACAAGCCCGACGACACAGAAGCGTGCGGCACAATTAGTTACTTACTTTGGGGCGGTGATACCGCTTTGAATTGGAGTGAATCAAAAGTTAAAGCAATGAAAGAAGAAGAAGACAAGCGCACGGAAGAACTGCGCAGCCAATACGGTGACAGCGTAGAATTACGCACGGCAGAAGTGCGGGCCGCAGGTGATGATGCTTTGGTAGTCGAAGGCTACGCGAGCAATTTCGATGTAGAGTATGATTTAGGATACTTCAAAGAAACCGTAGCACGTGGCGCATTCGATGACGTAATGCAGGATGATGTAAGATTTTTACTGAATCACACAGGCGCACCATTGGCACGAACTACGAACGGCACGTTAGAGCTGAGCGTAGACGAGCAAGGTTTGAAATACCGTGCAGCACTTGCCGACACGCAGGACGGGCGCGACCTTTACAAGCTTATCAAGCGCGGCGATATTACACAGAGTTCGTTCGCTTTTACAATTGACTCGGACACGTGGAGCGAAGACCGCAGCACGCGAACAATTACCAAGGTGGGCAAATTATTAGACACGTCGGCGGTCACATACCCAGCAAGCCCGACGGCATCAGTCTACGCGCGAAACATGGCAGAGGCCGCGCAGGAAGTGGAGGAATTGAAACAAGAACAGGTAGCAGCTGAACCCGTAGAGGAACAGCGCGCAGAACCTGAAACGATAAAAACAGAACCGCGTAACTTTACGCAAAACATTACAAAGATGACTTTAAACGATTTGAAAGGCCAGCGCAATGCAAACTATGAAGAGTTTGTTGCAATCGGCCAAAAGGCGGACAGCGAAGGCCGCGTTATGACAGAAGCAGAACAGGAGCGATGCGACAAGCTTGACAGCTTGATGCAAGACCTCGACGTTAAGATTAAGCACAAGACACGTGAGCAAGACATGGTTGCACGAATGGCGCAGAGCGGTACAGCCGGCGCATCCGAGCAACGCGAAGTTGAGCGCGTCAATAGTTCTTTCAGCTTGAGCCGTGCAGTAGCTGCCGTTGCAAACGGTCGAAACTTGGAAGGTGCAGAAGCAGAGTGGGCAAGTGAAGCAAGCAAGGAAGCACGAAGCCAAGGCCTGCAAATGGCTGGACAAATTGCAATTCCTTCAATCGCTTTGCGTGCTGGAGCTGCTGACGACTTCCAAGCAGGAAGCGGCGACGGTTCAGGATTTGTTCCAACTGTTGTACCTGCTGCAATCGAAGCACTTCGCGCCCCTACCGTATTGGAAGGACTCGGCACAACAGTAATTCGTAACGCTACGGGTAACTTGCAGTTTCCACGTGTAAGCGCAAAGGCCGCAGGCACAGGTGAAACAGAAGTTTCAGCCGATGCAGGTTCAGGCTTGGAAATGGATGACGTTACTTTGACTCCGCAGCGAGTTGCAGCTAACACCAAGTACAGCAAGCAATTGATTTTGCAGGGCGGTGCAGAGGTAGATGCTTTGATTGCTAACGAGTTGGCCGCAGCTATGAATGCATATGTTGATGACTATGCTTTTGACGCTATTATGGCATCTACTGATGTTGATGTTTACAACACTGCCGACGCTGCTTTGTCTGCAACAGTTGCAAACGCAATGGAGGCCGCTGTACTTGCAGCAGGTGGAAACCTCGGAGGCGCTTCGTACGTTATGAGTCCACAGGCTTACCTACTTTCAAAGTCCGTTGCACAGGTTGCTGGCGTGACTCCATTGTGGGAAAATGGCCAGTTCAATATGTACAACGCAGTCGCTACACCTTACTTGGTGAACGATACGCTTGACGCAACTGGAGCAGGTGGCCGAATGATTTTCGGAAACTTTGCACAGGGCGGAATCTTGGCCTACTTCGGTGGCCTTGATTTGCTGGTTGACCCGTACAGCGACGCAGGCACTGCACAGATTGCATTGCACGTGAACCGTTTCTTTGACTTTGGTATCCGACAAGGCGGCGCATTGAGCCGAGCGGTGAAGCTCTCTTAATTTGGTTGGGTTATAGTTTGGAGAAAGGGGGGCCTCGGCCCCTCTTTTTTTTGTCCGTATTTTAGCCATATGATGACCGTAGAAATAACAGGCACGCCCGACCTTGACAGCATTATAACCGTGGCACAGCTAAAGGAGCATTTGCGAGTTGACCACACAGACGAAGACACGTTAATCGAGGCGCTGAGAGATGCAGCGATAGCGTGGATTGAAGATGTATGCAATACGCGACTCGGTGACGTTACCGCCGTGGGTTATATCGACTATTTTTATAACGTTCGTTTTCCCATTGGCCCGGTGAACTCCATTGCATCCGTGACGTACTTGGACACGGCAAACGCAACGCAAACGCTACCAGCCGCAAAATATTGGTTTGACATAAAAACCAAAAGCGCGCGCATTACGTTCGACAATACGCCCGACCTATACGACGACACATTCAACGCGGTGCAGGTAAATATGACGGTAGGTTATGCAGAGGATGCAATCCCGCAGCCGCTTGTTCATGCCATTCGTTTGCTTGTTGGGCATCTGTACGAGAACAGGCAAACCGTTACAGGCTACAAAATGCACGAGCTGCCTTTGGGTATTTATAGCATTATTTCACCATATCGCAACGTTACAAGTGTATGAAAATCGGGAAACTCGACAGGCGAATAACGATAGAGCGCGCAACGCTAACGCTCAACGATTACGGCGAGCGTGCTGAAACATGGACAACCTTGGCCACGGTTTGGGCAGAGGTTAATTACCGTGGAAGCGGTAGCGAGTCCATACAAAGCGACCAAGTTTATGCGGTTCAACCTGTGCATTTTATCATAAGGTACAGCAGCACAGTAAGCAGCTTGCGGCCAAGCGACCGAGTAAGTTACAGCGGCCAACTGTATCAAATTGAAGCCGTGCAGGAAATCGGACGCCAGGAAGGTTTAAGGCTTGTCACAACGTCAACGGGTGAGTAATGGATACGATGCAGGCGCAACTTCGCAAAATCGAAAAGCGGTTAGACAGAGCCGCACGATTTGGCACGATTAACAAAAAGGAATTCAGAAGGGCGAACCGCTTGGCAGGTAAAGAAACAGTGCAGGCAATGCGCGGAAAACTAAAGCCGTACAAAGACGATATAAAAATTCACAAGAAAAACGGCAAGCACGTAACCGTAAAAAAAAACCAGCTTAAAAAATCAATTGGCGTTTGGTTTGGCAAAGACAGCAACACGGCAATGATTGGACCGCGTGCAAACAATGCAGGCAAATACAAATTAAAGCGCAAAGTGCGTGACAACGCGGATGGCTGGTTTGCTCATATTGTGGAAATGGGCGCACGTCCTGCAACGATGAAAAAAGGCGGCAAGAAAGGCGGCGGCGGTATCATCATGCAAACGCCAAACAAAGGTAAATTAACGCAGGGTATTAAAGCAGGGATTGGCAAGACTAAGCGCAAACAGGTGGAACTTTACAGAAAGGAATTTAAAAGGTTTATGAAATGACAGTTGGAAAAGCTATTTTTGATTTGTTGCTGGACAACACGGATTTGCGCGCAATCGTAAACAACCGAATCTTTCCCGAAGTTGCGCAACAAGACGCTCAACTGCCTTACGTGGTTTACAACATAAGCAGCAACGAACCAAGCGACACAAAGCGCGAGCCGTCTAAGATGGACACCGCACAAGTCGAGGTTAATTTATATTCGACCAGTTACACCGAGTGCATTGATATGTCCACGCACGTGCGGGCTGCGCTTGACCGGGTAACGGGCACATATTCGGGCGTGAATGTTCAAAGCATTCAATACCTTGGCGAGGTTATTGATTTCGATGAGGCGCAGAGGGCTTATAACATCACATCTGATTATGATGTAAGGGTAAGCCGCAGCGACTTCGAGATAGCGCAAGGAAGCCCCATCACAGGCGTTAAGCTTGGCGAATTGTCAGACGTTGACACCACAGGCGTAACCGATGGCCAAGTAATTGCCTACGATGCAGCCGCACAGGAATGGCAGCCAGCAGATGACGCGGGCGGCGTTACTCAGTTAGGCCAGTTAACTGACGTGCAATTTGGTCAGGGCGGCCCTGAATCGGGCGACCTTTTAAAGTACGACGGCAGCGAGTGGACGAATGACAGCTTAACAAAAAGTGAGATTGGGCTTGGTAACGTGGACAACACCAGCGACGCAAGCAAGCCTGTCAGCACGGCCACGCAAACCGAGCTAAACGCCAAGGCCAACAGTGCCGACTTTAGCAACGTAGATAATACAAGCGACGCGGATAAGCCATTAAGCACAGCGACACAAACGGCACTAAATGCAAAGGCCGATACAAGCGCAGTGCCTACGGATTTAAACGACCTGAGCGACGTGAGCATAGTAGGCACGCCCGTAGGCAATCAGGCGCTAATCTATGACGCGACAGCGGGCGCGTTTAAATCGCAGGTCAGTTACACCAACCGTTTCGAGGATGAGGTGGAATCAGGTTTATACATTCCGACCATATACGCCGAGCGCGGATATTCTGTAAAGTCAGAAGGCGACGGCACTTTCATCGACCCATCGCCCGACACGCCAACAGCGGGCAAGGTTATACAGCGCAAGATTTACCACAAAACTGGTTTTATCAGCGACTCGGATGTGATAGGAGACTACACTTTAATCCACACCTTTGCAGACGATACAGCTTACGCGGATACCCTGGCCGTGTTTGACGCGTTCGAGGATGGCGCAACCTATGGCGTGCCACCGTTCACGTTGTTTCAAACGTGGGAGGAGGTTACAGCAGCCCCATCGTTCACGGGGTTGCTCAACGAGACCTACGGAAGCGGAGCGGAAGCCGCGTATTCAACGCGAAGGCTCAACGGCAATGTAACCGAGTGCATGGTCATTCGCAGAGCATCGGACAGCACTACCACCACGATAGGCTTTGACGTTTCAGGGAACATTGACGAAAGCGCAATAAATACGTTTTGTTCGGGAACTACTTGCACCGTCCAAACATGGAAAGACCAAAGCGGAAACGGGAACGATGCGACGCAGACAGACCCAACGAAGCAACCGACCATTTACACGGGTGGGGCGATTGTGAAGGAAAACGGACGGGTAGCGGTGCAAAGCGATGGCTCAAATGATATACTGCAAACAAGCGACCTTGCTTTATCAAATACAGAATTGAGTTTCTTCGGTGTTGCTACGAATGATTTTGCAACAAATCAGACGGAAGGGCTTTGGGGCAGTCCTGGGGCAGCAAATGTTGCGCCGTCTTTGTTGCGGTATCAAAACCTAAAACATCAGGCTGTATTTGCTCCTTTTAGTGCCGTTGATTTTGGACTCGCCGACACTTCGCAGCATTTGTTGACGATGATATACGACACGCAAAGAAAAGCGGCTCAAGACGGGAGCGCATTTGCCACGCAAGCGGGGTCTTTGGCGTCTTTATCCGTTATTGGATTATTCAGTAGAGGAGATACCTACGCTTGGACGGGTAATGCGCAAGAGTTTATTTTCTACGCCTCTGATAAAACCACCGACCGCACCAGCATCGAATCCAACATCGGCGACTACTTCACCCAAAACACGCCACTACTTGACACGTACAGCGGTGCAGCTGCTGCGTATTCTTTGCGTCGGCTTTCGAGTACATACACAGGTGACGCGGTAGAGGTTTACAACGGGAGCAGCTACGCGGATATAGGGTTTAACGTATTCGGTGAACTCGATACGGTTGCACTGGCAGACCACTGCGGTTCATCCGATGGGTTTGTATCGAAGTGGTATGACCAAAGCGGAAACACGAACACGGCAGCGCAAACGACTACATCTAATATGCCGAAGATTTACGACGGCAGTACGGGCGTGGTGACGGAGAACGGAAAGCCTTCCCTTAACTTTAAAGCGGGTGATTTTATGAGCGATACAGGTTGGAATGGCGCTTCGACTAGTTATATTTTCAACGTCCTTAAATCCAATGGCTCTGAATCAAGTCCACGAATTGCAGTCGATGTTGGTTCATCTGTCGAGTACTATGGTTTAGGAATTAACGGTAATTCGGGAGCAAGCAGCGCGGGAATTGGTAGCTTATCGCAATTCAGTAACGGAACTTCAATCGGAATAACGCGTAACGATATTTGGGACGCGCTGCAATCGCAAAGCGTTCTAACCGTTTCGGGTGATTTTAGCAGTTGGACGGGAGGATTTGGATTGACTCGAAGTGGTCAGAAAATGTACACTTTTGCTCAGGAGTTTATTATTTATAATTCCGACCAATCCGCCAACCGCACCGACATCGAAGACAACATTAACACCTTCTACAGCATATATTGATGAACGGATTTATCATAGTCCTACCAACGGACACGCAGACAAGCGAACGGAGAGCGTACCAAATCACGCGAGAGCTGTACAACATCTCCCGCCCCGTTTTGATACAGGCGGAAGGCGAAGCGGCTTCGACCGTGTTTGGTATTATCGTACACCCTGACGGAGTGCAGAACGCTTTGCAGGTTGACACGGATTATCTTATCAACGTACACCCTGCGGCAAACCTCGAGCGCCTTGTGGCTTGCTTTCCTGAGCTGTCGAACGACGAGCGGTATAGCCTCAGCAGCTACGTGCAGGTTAATCAAAAGTTTCCTTTCGGGCATATCGTGCCGAGCGATACGACGATTCGAACACAGGAGTACATGGATGAAAATGGATGGTTTCCTGAATCGCCTGAAGGTGAAATTTAAAAGCAGTAAATTGCACGCATGAAGGTAACATTACAAAAACCATACAACAAAAACGGCTGGAAATGGTCAGCGGGCAAAGTTGTAGACGTTTCAAATAAGTTTGCCGCAAAACTTAAAAAAGGCGGGTATTTAGATAAGCCCGAAAAAAAAGAATCAAAAAAAATTAAAGAGTAATGGCACAAACAACAGGCATTATAAATTCGTCAAGTATTCGGGTATTCCTTGGAACAACTGACGATTCGGAGGTAGTAATTGACCACGTAACTGAGTGCAGTATTTCCATGACTACGGACATGAGAGACATAACGACAAAGACAAGCGCGGGATATCGTGAACTTTTGCCCGGGTTAAAGTCGGCCAGCATGAGCGTTAGCGGCCTTTTTGCAGAGGACGCAACCAACGGTTACAACCAACTCATCGACCACCAACTTGCAGGCGACAAGCTTTTTGTAATCTTCACAAATACAGGAGGCGGAGCAACTGCAAACGCAGGCGACGAGCAATTTGATATTGAAGGTTATATTTCAAGCCTTGAGCAAACCGCAGGCGTAGAAGACAACGTTGGCTTTTCTATGACTATCGAAGTAACGGGCACAGTTGTACGTGAGGTGATTGCGTAATATCTTTGCCCTATGGTAGAGATAAAACTAGACGGTAAAACATTCCCAATACGTGCAACTATGCGCGCTTGGCGAAAGTTTGAAGATGCGACAGGTAAAAAGGTGGCAGACGTTGACAGCAACGACGTTACTTTGATTCCTGAGCTGGTTTATTATTTTGTGCAGGAGGGTTGCAAAAACCAAGGGATGGCGTTCGAAATGGACGTTGATGATTTCTTTGGTATGATAGAAATATCAGACTTGCAAAAACTCAGCGAAGCCGTGGCGAAAGTCATGGGCGGCACACAAAAAAAAACAAAGGCCAAGGCAAGCCGTTGACGTGGGATGAAATTGAAGAAATGGGGTTAGGCCAGTTGCGTCTAACCCCTTTTTTGCTTTATGGTTTAACGTTCTCAGAGTTTGGCAACGCGATGGCGGGGCACTACAAAGAAATCGAGGAACGGGAAAGAGCGGAATGGGAGCGCACGCGGTGGCTTGCAGCTATCACAATCAACCCACACGTAAAGAAAAGAATAACACCGAAAGACCTTGCAACCTTCCCATGGGAGAAGAAAGAAAAGGCTGCCGACGGAATTGGTATCTTGCGACAGTTAGCAAAGTAACAGCATGGCAAAATTAGGCGATTTAATAGTAAGAGTTGGCGCGGATACGACTCAGCTGAACAAGAAACTTGGCGACGCACGCAAAAGCATAGCAAAGAATACGCGAGAGATTCAGCAGCTTGGCCGAAATATGACCGTCGGCATAACTGCGCCGCTGGCTTTAATGGGTGCAAGCAGCGTGCAGGCATTCCGCGAACAGTCCAAAGCCATTGCACAGGTTGAGGCGGGCTTAAAATCTACAGCGGGACAGGTTGGAATGACTTCGCAGGAGTTGCAAAATATGGCAACCGATTTGCAGAACAAAACGCTGTTTGGCGATGAGGTTATTTTGAAGGATGCAACGGCACAGCTTTTAACGTTTACCAATATTACCGGCGAGCAGTTTGCACGAACGCAGGCGGCGGCCCTTGATTTGGCGACGCGGTTAGATGGCGATTTAAAAAGCGCGTCTATTCAGTTAGGTAAGGCGCTAAACGACCCAATTGCAAACCTTAGCGCGTTGAGCCGTTCAGGTATCCAATTTAGTAAAGAGCAAAAAGAGGTTATTAAATCGCTTACGGAAACGGGCCGACTTGCTGAGGCGCAAACGTTAATTCTTGACGAACTAAATAAGCAGTACGGAGGTAGTGCAGAAGCAGCAGCCCAGGCCGACGGAGGATTTACGCAGTTGGCTAATTCATTTGGTGACTTACAGGAAGAAATTGGCCGCTTGCTTGTCGACTATTTACGGCCTATCGTTGACCAGTTGAAAACGTTTGTGCAGTTCTTGCAAGGCACAAGCGAAGGCACAAAAAACGTGGCTTTAGCAATTGCAGGAATTGCCGCAGCCATCGGCCCTGTTCTGCTGATTTTGCCGAATTTGATAAGCGGAATAAAAGCGGCGCAGGTGGCTTTTAAATTTTTAAACGCTACAATGTTGGCGAATCCCTTTGCGCTTGCTGCCACGGCCTTGGCGTTGGTCGTCACGGGCATTATAATGCTCACAGACGAAACGACTAAAGCAGTAACAGCAGTCGACGCCTTAACCGAGGCAAACAAGAATTTAACGCTTGAGGAACAGAAGCGAAATATTGAAGTGCAAATTGAGCAACAGAAAAAACTTGTTGAGCAATTAGAAGCCGAGAAAGCCGCAAAAGATAAGATAGCCGAAAAGTTTGGCGGCAAAGCAATCAAAGAACAGAAGGAAGCAAACGCAGCATTTGCCACAGCTAACAGCGAGTTGGCTACAATGAATACGATGCTGGACGAGGTCAATAAAAAGCTCGAAAAGACGCCCGTAATTATTGAGGAAATCAAGGACGAAACAGAGGACTTAACTACGAAATCGCGCGAGCTTAAAAACACTATCGGGTTTTTGATTAACGAGCTTGAGGAAGTACCAAGCGAGAACATTTGGAAACCAACAGAAGACGGTGCAAAGGACTTGACGCAGACGCTTGGCGGGTTAATGAATATGCTCGAGGAAATACCAGCGGCAACGGTTGACACGCAGCCGCTAACACAGGCAGAACAAGACTTTGAGGATTTTGCTGAATCAGTAAGTAAAGCAATTGAGACAGCAGCGGAAAGCGCGGCCATAGGCTTCGGCATGATGTTGGGCGAAGGCATTGCAACAGGTAAAGGCATGAAAGGCGTGGGCGCTATGTTGTTAGGCGTTTTTGCAGATTTAGCCATTCAATTGGGAACGTTGGCAATTGGCTACGGTATTGCCATCGACAGTATTAAAGCGGCTTTAGCCAGTATAAACGGAGTTCTTGCGGTTGCTGCTGGTGTTGCGCTTGTTGCATTAGGTGCAGGAATCAAAGGAGCAATTACCAAACGCGCAGAAGGTGCAGGCATTCCAGCCTTCGCCGATGGCGGTATAGTTTCAGGCCCTACGCTTGGCCTTGTGGGTGAGTATCCCGGCGCGAAAACCAACCCCGAAGTAATTGCACCACTTGACAAATTGCGGGGTATGTTAGGCGGCCAGCATGTACAAGTGACGGGCAAGATTTCAGGCCGTGATATACTTTTAACGAGTGAAATGAGCAGTATAGACCGTAACCGCGTAAGGGGATACTAATGAGTACAATAAGATTTTTCGGAGAGTTTCGGGATGAAGTAGGTACAGATTGGCGAATCAATTTGCACGACACTAATTATAACGGCACAAGCAACGAGATAACGTTAGGCGCTGAGGGTTTTACATTGCGCTACACGGGCGACAGTGAAAACCGTTTTCAACCTATCATTGGTTCATCAGTTACATTCACCGTCCTAAACGATGGCGGACAATTCGAAACGTTTTTAAACACTGTTTTTCCTGCTGCTGAGGAAGGGCGTATGCAGGTGGAAATTCGCAAAGACCCTGACAATACGGATTTACTTTATTGGGCTGGAGTTGTGGCAGCCGAGCAGATAGAACAAGAGGACGCGCCAGCGCCTAACCTTGTAAATCTTACAGCATCGGACGACTTAGCAAACTTAAAAGACACAAAATTTATACAAGAGTCAGGCTCAAGCACTATCGTATATCCCGCACGTGCTGCAATTATGTCAATCATGACACAAATGCGCACAACAGTACACTGGGGCGCGGCGGATGCTTTTTTTAGGTATGTTAATGATGTACAGTTTGAAGATTACACAGGCGCGGATTGGCTGAAGGACGTTTTTTTATCTTCGCCTACAATCACGGAAGACTGTGAAATTTATGACGGTGAGCGCGGTTATAACAGCTTCGAAATTTTAGAAAGCATTGCGGCCAGTCTTAACGCGCGAATTTTTCAATCCAACGGATATTGGTGGTTTATTCCAGTGAATTGCCATCTACGTGCAGCAGATGGCGACGACTGGACGACTGATTTAAAACAGCTGAACTTAGCAGGCGCACAGGTAACGGTTACCACAGCGCAAAGCGCCGAACTTACTGCTGGTTATATCAATGAAGTCGATAGCGATTTTGTGAAAATGGCAGGCGGCACAATTTCAAACCTGCCGCCATACAAAAGAGTCAGACGCGTACGCAGGTACAAGGGCAATGATTGGATTTTTTCGGATTACACCACGGGAATAACTACGGGCGATAATGTAGTTTTCGCAGATACAGACCGCACTTATATTGAAAATTTACAGTTTAATATTTCGGGAAGCTGTCAGATACTATTGCCGTCACAGAGTTTCGAAAACAATCCCTTTAACAATGCTGTCGTGCAGGTGCAAATGACCATAAAATGCGGCACACTTTACTACACAAATACAGGTTGGGGCACGTCAGTCGGAGAGTATGCGCAGGCCATTGCACAATTTCAACGAGGCGACGGAATCGACGGCGCTTTCACGTGGGGCGTAACCACGGACGAGCTACCAAGCCAGCAAGACGGGCTTGATGTTACTATACAAGTGCGCATTATCCAAGTACCCAGCACGGACGTTACAAGCGACTACACAGCTACGGGCGTAATGATTTTAATAAGTCAACTGCTGCTTAGTGACGACCAAGGTTTACTCGGCGATGGGCTACTATATGAAGCGGTTACCACACTCGACAACAAATTAATTTTTGACCAAGGCGAGTTTTTCCACGGCGACCCAACTACAAGCCAATTCAGTACGCCAATTTATTACGTCAACGAATCAAACTATACAATTGACGGAATTGATAACGAATATGTAAGCAGCCAAACAACCAGCGCCCTGCCTTTACATAGGTTAGGCGTACAGGAGGCACTAAGCGGCGGCCAGTTTCCTATACCGATAAAGCGCGGGCAAATATATGGGCGTTTGTTTGAGATGTGGCAAACGATAAAGGAAGGCACGGAATATTTTGCACCGTTTTGCTTTGATGCAGTATTGAACAGCAGACAGAGCAACGTGCAGCGGTGGCAGCTTGTTTTTGATACCACTAACATAACAACTAACGAAGCTATTTTAAACAATGACGAGGACACGTTACAGACTTCAATGCTACGCAATGCCGTAGTGCAAAGCACTTCTGAATTGTTTGAACAGGTGCGGCAATTGCGTGCGGGTGAATTAAGCAACTTTTGCGACGTTCGTACTATTCAAAACCGTAGCGCTTCAAATAATTATGTGCTACAAAACGACACGCATTTATTTAATAGCTGGATAGGTAGTAACGGCAGCGGCAACCTTTATTTACCGATTGTAGCAAATAGCGAAGGGCGAGTTATTCAGATTCACAGCGATGACACAATAGCAGCAAATAAGTTTGTCAAGCTCTTGCCAAACGTAACAGATACAAGCGCAACAATAGACGGCGCAGCTAGTTACAGCTTTGACCGCGCTTATGACGGCATTACTATATTGTGCCACAATTCGAATTGGTATATCATACAGAAAAAAGAGAAGTAATGGAATGGGAATTTGTGGCAATAGTTTTGCCTGTGGTGGCGGGTTTAATTGGCGTATGGGTTAACCTAAACAGCACGGTGGCACGTCTAAAAAGCCGCGTGATACAGTTGGAATTAGACAGCAACGAAATTAAAAGCGACATGAAAGAACTACTGGCCAGCGTCCACAAAATCGAGTTAATGATAGCAAAGCTGCAAAAATGATTTACATTATATTAGCCACCATAATCGTCAACGTTCTATACAAGGCTCGCGAGTACGGCAGGGCAGACGTTGCGGATTTAATTATAATGGTCGCAGCAAGCGCAATTTTACTAACGTGAAATACTTTAACTATCATGAATTCGACAGCCCCGACGCAATCGGCAGCGGCGAACACATGATGGACGACGATTTTTTGCAGATGTTAGACCGCGCTCGCCACTTGGCGGGCGTTCCTTTTCGTATAAACTCAGGTTACAGGACGAAGGAACACAACAAGAAAATAGGAGGCAAACCAAACAGCGCCCACACCATGGGTTGCGCGGCTGACATACATTGCACAGATTCACGTGCCCGGTGCTACATACTTGGCGCACTTCTCGAAGTTGGTTTTAATCGTGTAGGTATTTCAAAAACCTTCATTCATGTCGACAACAGTTACGACGCGAGCCACGACGAGGATGTAATATGGTTATATGACTAAGGACATACGCCCACGGATTAACGCCCAGCAGAAACGGGCACTGGACTACCTGAGAACAAAGGAGCGGCGTATTTTGGTTATAGGTGACTTACATTGTCCGTTCGAGCTTGACGGATATTTTGAGTTTTGTTTGGACACCTACGACCGCTTTGCCTGCAATCAGGTCATTTTTATCGGTGATATTCTCGATAACCATTATGCGTCATACCACGAAACAGACGCCAACGGAATGAGTGGAGGGTACGAACTACAGGAGGCGATAAAGCACGTCGATAAGTGGGCGCAGGCGTTTCCGATTGCTGACGTCATTATAGGCAACCATGACAGGCTAATAATGCGCAAGGCGTTTAGCTCATCAGTGCCACGCGAATGGATTAAAGACTATAACGAGGTGTTGGGCACGTCATGGAATTGGGTCGAGCGCATTGAGTACGACGGCGTTCAATTCGTGCATGGGGAAGGTGGAACAGCGCGCACGAAGGCAAAAAACGATATGCAAAGCACGGTACAGGGGCACATACATACGCAGGCATATGTTGAGTGGCTGGTAGGCAACCGCAGCAAGATATTCGGGATGCAGGTAGGTTGCGGCATCGACCGCGACAGCTATGCAGCGGCTTACGCCAAGCACTACAAAAAACAGGCGATAGGCTGCGGTGTCGTCATCGGTGGCCACACTGCCATAAATTGTTTGATGCCGCTTTAATACCTTGCAGGAAAATTTTACAACATGGGATTATTAATACAGACGTATTGGGCCGAGATTGTTTTGGCTCTTATGGCATTCGTGAAGGTCATTGTAAACCTCACACCAACAGAAGCAGATAACAAGGTCTTTGGATGGCTAGACACGCTTATAAATGCAATCGTTAGCGACCGTAGGAAAGCGCGAAGAAATGATTAACTTAGCAAACTGGTAGTAGTTTGTTTCATAGAGATTGATTAAAGAGCCTCCAAACGTGGGGGCTTTTTTTTGTGCCCAAGAAAAAAAAATCAAAGTTTTTTACGAAAAAGCTTGCGTAACGAAAAAAGATGCGTATCTTTGAGGCATGGAAACACTAACCACCCTCCAGCGCCAATCGCGCATTGCACTCGAAGATGTGCGAACACAGGTTGCAATCTGCAACGAGTTGAACAAGAAGGTAACTGCCGAACCAAGTTTGGCGGATGTCCTTAAGAAAGCCAACGAGCGGCTTGAGTTGCTCAAGGCTCGATGGAGCGAAGCAGGAGATGCGGCTTGGGCAGTAAGCAAGAAGAAATTTTTTCCTGACATGCAATACAATCATCGTTTGATTTGAATTTGCAATGCCCTTCGGGGCTTTATTTTTTTACCATGTGGCGCGAAGGATACGACTACCCAGCAGACGACGAAGACGAAGGCCGTGACTACTACGAAGAGGCCGACGAACAACACGACAAACACCAAGACGAAAAACTAGACCAATGAACAAACCAATTTGCGTGCGCAGCAGCGTACAAGTAACAGCCCCGCAGTCATTCAACCAATGGCAGCAAGACCTAGCCGAGGAACGCGAGTTTCTGCGCCTGATTGACAAAATGAAAATGCACTTAAAGCAAAACCGAGAAAAATGAGTAACACCGATGAACTGCGGGCGCTGTCTGCGAAATACGACATGCGCCCCGACCATTTCCACAAAGACCAGCGCGGCTTCGTCATTATGACGCGTAGAGGCGTCGAACACTTGCAAGCTAAAATAAAGGCCGAGGTTCGCTTTTCTACCGTCGCTGAATACTCAGACCCAAAGGAGGGGAGATATTGCATTAAAGCGTACGCAAAATGCGAAATAGGACGGGTAGAGACGTATGGCGAAGCGAGCAAATCAAATAACCGCAATGCGTACCCTATTGCCATGGCGGAAAAACGCGCCTTATCCCGTGCCATTTTAAAGCTCGCAGGCTTCTACACTGCTGGCGTATATGGCGAAGACGAAATAGACGAATGAACCTCGACGAGTTTTTTGATAGCGTAGAGGCTGACCAAGCCGCACACGTGGAAGACGTCAAGGATTACGCTCTACACCTGCTGAGTACGTCCACGATGAAGGACGACGATGACGGGTTAGAGGATGAAATTATTGACACAGACCCAACGCCAAGCCGCTGGCGTGAGATATTCGAGCGGCTACGATTAAACCAGTTGCGTGCAATCGACTTGCCCAACTGTTCACAAACTGAATTCACTAAATCATATAAAAAACATGGAGTTAATTATTGAAGGAGTTATTAAGCGCGTTTGTAAACCGATGGAATTTGAGAGCGGCTTTCGTAAGTGCGAAGTACACGTTGAAATCCAAGATGGAAAATATCCGCAAACGTTGGCGCTGGAGTTTCTAAAGGACGACGTTGATGAGGCAGTTGCATTGCCTGAAGGCAAGACAATCAAAGCACGCTGCAACGTACGCGGTAGCGAATGGCAAAAGGACGACACGCAGCCGATGCGGGTATTTATGTCTCTAGTGCCTTGGAAGTACGAAATCGTAGAAGCTGGAGCGCAGACAGCACAACCCAAACAACCCGCAGAAGATGGCAAAAATTTCCCTTTCTGATGTGCGTTATACCGTCAAACTACCAAAGCAAAACACGCGCGTAACGTTTGAGAACTACAGCAGCTTTGAACGGTATGTTGACGACCTACGAACAAAACAAATAAGCCATGAAATCCGAATCGAATACAATGAAACTGAAAAGCTTTATAAACAAGCACTTTGAAGGGTTGGACCATTGCGCCGAAAAGTTGGGCGTATCGCGTCGCACGGTAGAAAATTACATCTACAGCAACCCGACCGGGATACTGAAACACAGCGGCCAATTGATGCAGCTCGACGGCGTTGACCCGTTCGAACTGTTCGACGTGGTAGCTGAGAACGTGGAACAAATTAACCAAAAACAAAAAGCATGATTCAATTTCATAACGGTTGGGAGCATGATTTAAAAGTCGGTCAAGACGGTGAAAGCGAATTCAGCAACTTGTTACGCGAGGGCCGACCGTTTTACACCGTTGAATGTAAACGGGATATGCAAGTGCATGAAACAGGTAATTTATTCATCGAAGTCGAGAGCCGAGGAAGTGCCAGCGGGATAGAACACACGCAGGCCGATTATTGGGCATTCATGACGCACGACAAAAAAGTTAGTATTGTCGTAGACCGTGAAACGTTGCAGAAGGTGCTAGAAGCTCACAAAGGCGACAAAGTAAAAGGCGGCGACGACATGACTAGTCTAGGCTACTTGATACAGGCGAAACAGCTAATTCGCTCAATACTGCAATTCGTTGAAGCGTAAAGGCATATATATCCCACTGGAGTTGTGGAATCTTGGCGAGCTGCACCCAAATGAACGGGTACTGCTTGCCGAGGTTGCCAGCTTCGAGGATAAGAATAAACCATGCTTTGCAGGAAACGAACACTTTGCCAACCTGCTCAACGTTTCAACGGCCACGGCACGGGGCTATATTTCCAAGCTTGTCAACGCTGGTTTTCTTGTCCGAGAGGGTGACAGATACAACAGACGACTGCGTAGAATAGCGCAAACGAGTGCGCAGAATAGCGCAGACGAGTGCGTAGATTCACGCAAACGAGTGCGCAAATCCGCGCAAACGAGTGCGCAGAATTCAGCACATACTATAACAACTACTATATCAACTACTAATACATCTACTAATAGCGCGAAAGTGTTGAATGTTGTTTTGCCGTTTCAATCGGAAAAATTTGAAGCCGCATGGAACGAATGGAAAGACTACAAACAAACAGACCACCGATTTAGATACAAATCGCCCAAAAGCGAACAGCGGGCACTAATCAAACTCCAAAATGAACACACTGAAGAAACAGACGCCATCAACGCAATTCATACAGCAATTGCAAACGGATGGAAAGGCTTGGTATTTAACTCACCCAAAGGCGGGGGAGCTAACCGCAGGCGAGCGGATAACCTTGAAAGAGATGTCAACCGCGAAAAGCTTGCAGAATTTGCAAGAACTGGACGTATCACGCCTGACGCTTCAAACGTGCTTTGAAGGCACGAACGTGCGCACGGCATTGGTATGCGACGAAGCACCAACACGCGCGGCACTTATCGGAATGTTAAGCCGATGCGTAAAGTTTATCGACGCAAATAAGACGCTTACAGAACCTGAACACATAGCGATGACCGTGAACGAGCTTGTTCAGCAATTCCCAACGTTTACGCTTGAAGATTGGCGCTTGTGCCTGTACATGATGGCCAAGGAAAGCTTTGGGCCGTACTACGAACGCCTAAAGTTGGCGCAGTTTGTCGATTGCTTCACCAAGTACGACCAACTAAAACAGCCAGTGATTCAAACCATACGCGAAAACGAACGCAAAGCCGCCGAGCAAATGCAGGCCGAGGCGATGAGGCATTTACAGCCCGAATATACGACTCAAATGAACCCAGTGGCATCGAGGGTTCACCCAGCGGATTGGATGGCAGGAGAGAGCCGCTTAACGTACACAGAGCGCGAAGAGATGAAGAACCGACAGAAAGAAACGAAATGAAGACAGTAACAAGCGTAAGCGGCGGGCAGTCGTCGGCATACATAGCGGCAAATTACCCAAGCGACTACCTTGTTTTTGCTTTGGTTACAACAGACGACGCAAAATGTAAACACCCCGACCCAATACTGCGAAAAATGGCCAGCGATAAAATTGGCCGCGACTTCATCGGCACGCTTGAGGAAGATACAATTTTGCAAACCATTTTCGAGCTTGAGCAATGGTTGCAACAGGAAATTTATTGGGTTGCTGGCTTACCATTCGAGCAGATAATTGACAAAAAAAGCGGGTATTTACCGAATATTATGGCGCGATACTGCACGACCGAAATGAAGATAAAACCAATGTTCCATTGGTGGCAAAATACGATTGGAGAACCTGTAGAAATGCAAATTGGATTCCGTCAAGGCGAAGAACGCAGGGCAAAGAATATGCTCGACAAATGTGTCGACGGCTTGCGGCAGTTTGGTAAAGTGGGATGGCAGAAGCCTGTTTTTCCTCTTATTGACAACGGCATAAAACGCGATAAAATTGTACAATATTGGGATGATATACCGTTACCATTTGCACAGCAAAACAATTGCGTGGGATGCTTTCACCGTAATGCCTTGGTGCTGCGCAAAAAGTTTGACGACCACCCGAACAAAATGCAATGGTTTAAAGAGCAAGAACAACGCACTGGCAACCAATTCAAAAGCGAAATCAACTATACTAACATTGAAAAGCATCGACCACAAACGGAAATAGATTTTTCCGATTGGTCATGTGATTCAGGATACTGCGGATTATGACACCAATTGAACAATTTTGGGCTGACCTCATGGACTCACGCCGTTACATGATAACCGAGGTCTACGGCGCTGAATGTGCAAGCCGATACCAACCGCACCACATCGAAAAGGAGTATTTCTTAAAACATAACGGCACGTTCTCAGCGCATCCAAGTGTAACAGAACACACAAAAGCGTTTTGGGTCATGTGTGAGACTCATTACACAACACAGCGCGAGGCATATCGTAGGAAGCTACGAAGTAACTGGCACAGGGTGCAGCAGTCCGATGAATACAAGATGCGACAGCGTGAACGCGAACAGCTAAAAGATTACATTAGCCAAGCAATTAACGGCAATGGCAAAGAAGCAGACGCACGCACAACTAAAGAAGAAGGTCGATGAGTGGTATAGCAAGACAATCAGATACCGTGCAGCAGACAAAGACGGTTACGCCGAATGCTTTACCTGTCACACACGTCACCATGTTGGGCATCTCCATTGCGGACATTTTGCAAGCAGGAGGCACATGGCCACCCGTTGGGACGACCCAGCCGACGGAATCGGTAACACAGCCCCGCAGTGCGTTGCCTGCAATCTGTACGACCAAGGACGGCAATGGTATTTCGGTCAGAGACTTGACAGCCTTAAGCGTGGACGAGCTGCGGAGATTATGCAGCGCGCAAAGGATAGTCGACGCTATACCCTTGCAGAACTCAGAGAGCTGCTCGATAGATATAAGCGACAGGCTAACGACCTCAGCAATGCGACGCCTGCGGTCTTACGACGACCAGCAAAAGAGAAGAAGGATAAACAAACTAAGGCGAAGGCTCGACGTTCTGTATAATGAACACAACAGCAAAAGCCAAAGCATCTTTATCCGTAAGGCTTACCGAGATGAACTGTATATCTTGACAGGGTTACACGGATATTACCGGACCTGATGGCGTACATTCCTAAAAGCAGCAGGCGCAGCCCGTGGCACAATACAAGGTTAAAGCAAGGGCAACGAGTCAACAGAGATAACCGCTACAGCTCCAAGCCGTGGCGCAAGTTGCGCTCTGCCTTCCTGCGTGAGAATCCAATATGTATCGAGTGCAGTGAACTGGCTAACGTAGTCGACCACATCACACCAGTAACACAAGGCGGTGACTTTTGGCGTGGGCCGTTTCAACCTATGTGCGACAGCTGCCACGCACGCAAGTCAAGGCTCGAACGTACTGATTTACAAGGGGGTAGGGGGTAGAGAAAACCATATGCACGTTATGAGAAAGT